GGGTCTCTGGCGTTCCATATAACCCTATCTCCTTTTTTAAACTCTGACATTGTTTTTTCTCCTGTATTTTTTTTAATAAACGTTAATTTTGCAATCATTCCCATAATCGTCTGAATCTAAATCGCCTTGACTTTCCAGAACGTCATAATTGATTATTTCTACTTTTATATTGTCTGGCTTTTGCGTGATTTCAGTCATTCCATATTCAATTGATATTATAACTTTTCCGCCTTCACTGATTCCCCAATCTCTTGCTTCTATATTTTCATCATCGTAGCAAGGTGAAAACCAATGTTCAGGATTGCTTGCGACGTCCTCTGGTGCGTCGCATTCAAAACGCAATAGATATTTAATGCCTTGAGGCTTTATAGTTACTGTTGCGCCTTTAGAGTTCATATCAAAAGCAAATTGTTGGTCATCATCATCATATCCATGTGATATATGAAGCCCTTCAATATCTTCGTTGGTTGGTAATACTTCAATTATCCATTCTGCAAATAAGGTTTTGTTGGTCATTTTAATTTTCTCTTAATTTTTTAGTTAATTATTTCAATGTTACATTCTACGGAGTCGTTGCAATCATATTTGTTAATAAAATTGTAATAGTAATCATCTTTAAACACTTCGAGATATTCACTATCAATTCTAAATTCTTCGTTAAACTCCTTGGTTTCTTTGTGTTTGTCATCAAAATGAATGCAACAATCAATATTTATAGACTTAAAATTTGGATTGTGTTTTAAGGTATCTTGAGCCACCTCGATTTGAAGTAGTGTATCTTTTGATAACTCGCCATACATTTCTTCTGGAACTGGCGTGTAATCGCCGTAGCAATTCGCTACTAGTTTTACTTTTATATATTCTTTGGTCATAATAACTCCTTGTTGTTGATTGCTGCTTTCGCAGGATGTTAGAAATTAACATCATGAAGCGGGAGGGGTTGCCCGCCCGCTTGGTGCTGTTAACTATTCGTATTGGTCTTTAACTTTGTTAAACACCTCTTTTACTTGCTGTTCTGTTATATTATACGCTGATAAATGATTAACGGCGTCTGAGATATCCCAAGTATAAAAACATTCATAGTTGGCAAGCTCTCTTTCAATAATGGTTTCAACACCATTTTCTTTTATATCTAGCTCCCTTCCTAGTTTGTGGATTTCTCCCAGTTCTTTATGAAGTTTCGCGCTGTTTTCTTTAGGGTATATTAGCCCTATTTCATTTTGCGCGTATATTACACCTTCCTTTTTTTGCTTATTAAATTGTTCCTGCCCAAAAGCAAAAAATGCCCCATATTTATTAAAGCATTCAGTTTGTTTCTGCTGTATATAGTCGTTTAAAGTTTTCATGTTAAAAGCCTCCTGTTGTTTGAACGTATTCAATTGCTCTGCCTAAATTTATTAAAATTATGCTATATGTTAAAAAAAATATTATTTTCATTGGTAATCCTTTTTAATTGTATATGTTGATAACCTGCCTTTTGAAGTGTTCTTGCTTCTTCTGTGGCTGCCCTGCTGTAGGGGAAATCATATTCCACAATCTCCCCTAACATTTTGCTTTGAAAGCTAAGTTTGAAATACTTATTAGGCATTTTGCTTCCCTGCTTTTAAAATGGTATTTGCTGCATTAAAGGCTCTTTTGAAATAGCTTTCTTTGGCTTCGGTTTTGTTAAGCCATCCCGCTATATAAGCTCTTGAGGATTCAAGATTTTCAGTTTTTCCTAATGCACAACAAACTAAATAAGCTGTTGCCTCAGCTTCAAACTCTCTTGCTCCATTACTTAAGTTTTCGTTATCAATAATTTTTTCCTCTTCGCTGTGTAATAAGCAATGAGCAATTTCATGGATACTTGTTTTAAAAGGTGAAAAAGCCAAGGGATTAATGGCAATAGTTTTTAAATTAGGGTAAGCATAGCCTTGGCAGTTACCATTCACCATTTGAAAAACTTCTTTTTTTATGCCTAGTTCATTTAATGCTTTTTCTAAATTAAAATTTGGAAAAGTATCAAATGCTATTTCTTCTCCCTCAGTCTGGGATAAGCCGAACCAGAAAGGGCGCTCGATAAATTGAGTAAAACTATATTCTTGCTCTTTCTCTTCTCCGTTTTCTTGAATTTTTTTCTTAAATTTTCGATTAACTGGCATTAATAGCTTTATAGCTTTTTCGCCTTTTTTAACGTTTCTTCCTATTTCTTTCCATCCTTTGAAAGTGTTTATAGGCTCTGCTTTACCTAATTGGCACATTGCCAGCCAGCAATTGCTTAAGCTGTAATTGTGAAAAGCAAAATAAGCTTCATGCAATTTTTGAGGTTTTTCGTAGATTTCATTTAAGAACTCTTTGAATGTAAAAGATTGATTCTTCATTGTTAATACTCCTTGTTGTTGTTTTTAAACGATTAACTTTAAATGTTAACCGAGTACAAATATAACATGTGCTTTCAACGCACGCAACAATTATTTTAATTTTATTATCAAATCGCTATCAGTAGCCAATTTCGCGCTGCTTTATTTTTTAAAATGAATTTTAAATACAACAAAATTATCAGGTTGATTTTAAATATAGAGAGTTGATTTTATAAATATCTTACTCGGTTAACAGGTTTAAGGGTTGTTTTGTTGGTGTGGTTTGGTCATAGAGCTGGATATATAGGAACTTCGACCAGATTTGCGGTTGTTTTTGCAGTGGTGTGATTGCCTATTTCTGCGGTTATATGTTAATTACCGACCAGTTATTTACATAGTTTTAAGTATAGCCTTGGTTTTAAAGTTTTCCGAGCTGAAAGTGAATTATACTGTATTCACCCCCCTACCCCCCAAATTTTCGCGGCGGCTAAATTGTCATGGGGTTGATCATATAAAAAACCGATTATGTACGAAAAAATATGTTAACCGATACCCAAAAATATGTTAACCGAGGTGTGATTTCTGCCTTTATATGTTAACCCAGCTAAAGGAAATTCTTGCAGAAAATCGAGGCGCGAAAATGTTAACCTAGTAGCCCCTGAATGTTAACCTAGGTTGGTAAAAAATCTTTTGAAAGTGTTGGTAGGTAAGGCTTTGAAGGGATGTAACCGGTGTAACCGGTGTAACCGAATGTAACCGAATGTAACCGGCTCGGTTACACTTTTTTTTTCTTAAAAAACAAGCGCTTATATATATATATATATATTTGTAACTGAAATATATATATATACATCTCTTAAAACTCACTCAGTTAACAATTGGTGTTTGATTTCTGCGCTTTTTAGGGTATTTTTTCTCTATGTATATCTGTATTTTTCCGGTTACACCGGTTACATGGTTACAAATCAGGCTGAGCAAGGCTTCTGAGTGTAACCGGCTCGGTTACACCGGTTACATCCCCCACAAAAACTCTTTTGGTGGCGTCTGCGTGGCGAAAAGCTAGGTTTACATTGAGTATATTTTGTGTTATTCGTAAAATAAAAAAAGGAAAAAATGAGAGAAAAAACCTACATGGAAAGAAGGTCTGAGCAGGCTTTGGCTATAAGAGAGGCTTTTGCTCAAGCTTATAATAATTTGTTTAGGTCTCGTGTCAAGGAAGGAAAAAGTTTGTACGGAATAAAAGTTAAGGCTGCGGCAATGGCTGGTTTTGGTTCTAATAGTTTGACTGATAAAGCTGCCTATAAAACCCAGCGCGTTAAAGCTACTCAGATGATGAATGATCCTCTTGTGATAGAAAAATTAAAAGAATTGGGTTTAAAGCCTCATCCATTTAAAAAGAATGAATGGGTGCTTGAGGAAGATCAAAATAATGTTTTTTTATGATAAAGTTTTTTTTGATAATGGTTATATTGGCTGTTTTTTGCAATTATGTTGTTATGTCAACAACTGAAAATTTGATAAAAGCTAATTGCAAAGGTTTGTTAACCAAAAACATTTTTGGTTTTGTTGATGGTTGTGTGGCTGATCCTGGGAGATATTTTTATGAGCAAATCTAAAGTTCCGGTAACAAAGGTTAGAAAAAAAGCTAAAAATGCTAAAGGTGATATTGTTCCTTTGACTGGAAAAGAATTGGAATTTTTAAAAGTTTATGCCGAAACATTAGATAAAACTAAAGCTGCTAAAGCGGCAGGCTATCCGGATTCTTATGAGGCTATGCAAAGTGATAAAATTTGCTCTGAAATGGATAGAATAAATGAAGCTTGGTTTTATGAAAATAGGATGAACGCTAAATTTGCTAGTGGTGAACATCAAAGATTGATGGAAAAATTTGAGGGGCAGTATGATAAAACCGCCGGCAAAACAAAAGCTCAATTTGCCGGTGTGTTAGCAAAAATGAGTGAGTCAAGCCTAAAGGCCACCGGAAAAATAGGGGGTAATTCTGAAGGTGGTGAAGGCACCAGAGTTCTTGTCCAGCTTAATATTGGTAATGATTCAAATGCAGAGGTGGTTTTGGATGAAAAATAATATTATAAAATTTCAAAAACCAGAAACTTTCGCTGAAAATATAGTTGGTCGTTTAAACGATAGTGTAAAAAAAGGTGAAGTTGTGAGCGTGGCTTTTACCTCTGTTGATAAAGATGGTAATTTGTTTTCTGCTTATTATTATGAAGAAGATGTATTTAAATTGTTGGGCGCAATTTGTGACTTGCAATTTGGTATAAATTTTAACTTAGAAAAATAGGAGTGATTATGTTGAATGATGAAGAATTAAATGTTGCTTTAAAAAATTGTCCTGCGGAAAGAGTTACCAAGGATTATATCGAGTCAAGAATAAAACAGGTTGGTTATTTTAAAATTGGTGAGACTGTAACTATATGTAATATTTTTTTAGATAACGGTTATTCCGTTAGGGGGGAATCTGCTTGCGTTAATCCGGAAAATTATAATCAAAAAATAGGGGAGAGGATTGCTTATGATAATGCTTTTAGTGAGCTATGGCCTTTATTTGGGTTTATGTTAGCAGAGAAAAACTTTTCTAAATAAAATTAGTGGCTGAAAAAATAATAACATATACCGCGTCAAAGACGGCTAGGAAATTTCACAATTCCAAAGCTTTTGTTCGCGGTATTATGGGGCCAGTTGGTTCGGGGAAATCTGTTGCTTGTTGTATGGAGTTGTTTAAGTGGGCGCAGGAACAGCAGGCGGGGCCTGATGGTTTCAGAAAAAGTAGGTTTTTGGTTGTAAGGAACACGTTGCCTCAGCTTGAAACAACGACAATAAAAACTTGGGTTGACTGGTTTCCGCCAAGTTTATTCGGTAGAATGACAGGAAAGCCGCCATATACGCATTACATCAATTATGGTGATGTGAAAATGGAAGTTATTTTTATTGCTTTGGATAAGCCGGAAGATGTAAAAAAGCTTTTATCTTTTGAGTGTACGGGGATTTGGTTCAATGAAGCAAGGGAGATAGAAAAAGAAATTGTTGATGCCGGTACCGGTCGTGTTGGTAGGTATCCTTCAAAAAAGGATGGTGGTTGCACTAGAGCTGGTATTATTATGGATACTAACCCACCTTCTGATGATCATTGGTGGTATAATTTTGCGGAAGAGGATGTGCCTAATGGTTACGAATTTTTCAGGCAGCCTGGGGGTTTAACTGCCGAAGCTGAAAATGTTGAAAATTTACCTGATGGTTATTATGAAAAAATGATGGCAGGTAAAGATCAGGAATGGATAAATGTTTATGTTCATGGCAATTATGGCTTTATCTCTGATGGAAAGCCGATTTATAACCAGTACAAAGATGACTTGCATTTTAGCGAAAAAGTTATTTATAACCATAAATTGCCGTTATATATAGGCTTGGATTTTGGGTTAACGCCAGCCGCGATTTTTCTGCAAAAAGATGTTCTTGATCGCTGGGCGGCAATTGACGAGTTGGTGCTTGAAGATGCGGGCGCAAAAACTTTAGGAAGGGTTTTGCGAGCTAAAATACAGGCTGAATATCCCAATAAAAAAATATTTATTAGTGGGGATCCGGCGGGTGAGCAAAGAAGTCAAACGGATGAGAAAACGCCATTTGAGATGTTGAAGAGCGAGGGTATTCATGCGAAGCCTGCTCCTACCAATGATTTTGCTATAAGGGTTGAATCTGTTAACACGCCTTTGGGTAGATTAATTGATGGTGTTCCTGGGTTAGTAATCGGGCCTAAATGTAAAGTTTTAAGGAAAGCTATGGGTGGTGGATATAAATATCGTAAATTAAATGTTTCCGGTGGTGCGAAATATTCTGAAAAGCCAGATAAAAATAAATTTTCGCACCCTGCGGAGGCTTTGCAATATGGTTTACTTGGTGGTGGTGAGGGTAAAGTTGTGATTCGTAGTTACAACCCAAATAAAAATAAAAGATCCGCTTATAGCTCTGCTGACTATAATGAGTTGACTTATTAATAAAAATAATGTTAGCCTTAAACTTTAATGTTGACAAATTTTTGAGGTTTTTATGTCTGGCGATACTCTAAAAACAGTTCTTTTTGGCCCTGAGGAATGGGGCTTTCAAAAAATGTTTGGAGTTGATAGCACTAAGCCTGCCCCTATTCCTAAATCTCCGGAGCAAACTGCCGCCGAAGTGCAGGCTGCGGAGAAGAAAGAGAGGGCTAAGTTAACTCAAGGAAAACAAGGAACTATTTTTGCCGGTGGTGTGATCAACCCTAGTGAAAATGATCAAAACATAAAAAGAAAAGTATTACTTGGCGGTTAGTCTATGGTGAATGTTGACAGTATTTTTGATCTTCAAAGTGACGCTGAATCTAAAAGAGGAACTTGGGAAGAGAATTGGGAGGAGATAGCTGATTATGTTCTGCCGCGTCAAAGTGATTTTGTTAGCAAGAAAACACCAGGAGAGCGCCGCACCGGAAAGATATATGAGTCAACCGCGTTAATTTCCTTAGAGCGTTTTGCCGCCACAGTAGAAAATTTACTTACTCCAAGATCTCAGTTGTGGCATAGCGTAAAAAGTGTTGACGATGAATTAAATAGAATCCCCGAGGTTGCTAGGTATTTTGATCAAGTAAGGGATATTTTATTTAGGTATCGCTATAGCCCGAAAGCAAATTATGCCTCACAGCAACATGAAGTTTATATGAGTTTGGGTGCTTTTGGTACCGGTGTGTTGTTTATTGGTGAAGATGTTGAAAATAAAGGCTTGCGCTATAAATCTGTTCATTTAAGCGAGATGTTCTTTTTTGAAAACCATGTTGGTATTATAGATATGGCGCATAGGAAATTTCCTATGAAGGCAAGAAACATTAAAAAGATGTTTGGTGAAGATAATTGCCCTGCGGATGTAAAAAAAGATATTCAAGATGGTAACAGCGAGAAAGAGTATGAAATACTTCATGCGGTTAGGCCAAAGATGCCGGAGGATAACCATACTGAGCTTGAGTATGCTAGTTATTATATACTTTGTAAAACGAAAGAAGTTATAACTAAGTCGGGTTATTCAAGTTTTCCTTATGCTATTTCAAGATATGTAACTTCTCCGAATGAAATTTACGGCAGAAGCCCTGCGTGGACTGTTTTGTCTGATATAAAAACTTTAAATCAGATGAGAAAAATAACTTTAAGATCTGCTCATAAAGTTACTGACCCTGCAATTTTAACTACTGATGATGGTTGGCTTGATACTACCCCTGGGAAGGTTAATCCTGGTATGCTTGATTATAATGGTAGAGCAATGGCGCAAGCTTTTAATAGTGGGGCGAGGGTTGACTTTGGAATAGAGGCGGAAAATTTAGTGAGAAGCACTGTTAAAGATGCTTTCCTTTCAAATTTATATGAAATTTTGATGCAGCGCCCACAAATGACTGCAACGGAAGTTATGACTATAACCCAAGAAAGGGGCGTTTTACTTTCTCCTACAATGGGTAGGCAGCAGTCAGAGGCTTTAGGACCACAAATTGCGAGAGAAATTGACATACTGGATAATTTTGGTGTGTTGCCACCGCCGCCTCAAGAGTTAATAGATGCTGAATATGAGATTGAATATGATTCCCCTATGTCTAGGGCGCAAAAAGCTGAATTTGCTATCGGCGTTCAAAGAACCTATGAATTTGCAACGCAAGTTGCGGGGATTGACCCAACTATATTTGACAATCTTGATCATAGAGAAAACCTTAGGATTATTGCTGAATCTAATGGTATGCCACAAAGAGGCTTTATTGGTGATGATGCGGTTAAAAAGAAGGAGGCAAAACGCGAGCAAGAGGCAATGGCAAATGCGGCGTTATCATCTGCACCTGAGTTGGCTGGTGCTATTAAAGATATTTCTCAGGCTCAAAAATTACAATCATCAGTCGGTTAACTTTT